GCCTCAGATCCGGATTTCAAGACCTTGTCCAGCGCCTCGCGCGCATCATCGTCAAGCGCGCGGTACCCCTTGACGAACGCCTCATCAGATACGCCCGGAGATGCCTTGGCGATCTCGGCGAGGTGCGCCTTCGCGTGCTCAGTCTCGCGCTCCTCGCGAAGCTTGGCGATCTCAACATCCTGAGCCTCGATCCGCTTGCGAACGTCCTCGGGAAGATCCTTCGTCATGTCCCCCGTGTCGCCGCCATCCGTCTCTGCGCGGAGTTTCTCCAGCGCATCGTCGGAGATTTTGCGCGCGGCCACCTCGTCTTCGAGCTTTTTCTGAAGCTCCTGGACCTGCTGCTTTAGAGCCTCATCGGCCATAGTGTCATCTCCTGTGTCGCCACTCGCGGCGATCGGCTGTACCATCGGCAAGGCGTCACGCAATGCCTCCGAAAATTGAGTTATGGATGCTTGGACCGCCGCGGGTTTATCGGTGACCTCGTCGTCGGTCATGATCGACTCGACAGAGCACTGCAGGGCCTGAAACATCTCCCAGAGCTTGTCCATAGACTGGAAAACGGCGCGACGGGACTCGGTCTGGTCAATCGCCTCGTCGAAGGAATGCGCGTCCCCGTCGCCCTTGAGTACTTCCAGAATCATGTCGATAGGCCCGCGCTTGAGCGTCGACGGCAGCTCCGCGTCAGGTCCATGGCACTGACGCCACGCGTCACGCACGCGCGATTTCACGATACGCCGATCCGAGAAAGGGATCTTGTTGCGCTTGCCGAGGGCCTCCACAGCTGCGTCGACGTGGGCCATAGTGTTTAGGGGCAGGATCCATGTGTTAGGATCCGATGTGTCCGGCGCGTACGCGAACGAACTGGCATCCAGTTCAGCTTCCCCAATGCGCTTCGTCAGAGCGCGCTTGAATAACGCGATCTTCGCCTCAGGGTCGTCGCCCTTATCGACAAGTGAGATCTCGTCGAGCTCGATATCGATCAGTTCAGTTGCCATCGATCAGAAGTTTAATACATTTATGCCACAGTTTGTAACTTTTTTGCTCGGCCCCCGATCGAGAGCGCCTTATAGGTCCCGTTCTTGACCTTCGCAAAGACGTCTGGCTTCACTCTGAAGCCGACCCAGTGCCCGACTGGAAGCGCGCCAGATGAGAGCCCCATAGCCCGCTGCTTTTCCCGAGTCGTCACGACTGACTCGACTAAATCGCCCACGATGCGACCGCTATGCATCTCGCCACCAGCGCGCTTCAAAAGCACGTATTCGTAAGCCATGCGCTCGACTGCGTCTGCCTTTGCGAACTCATCCGAGTGGTCTACCACAGTCTGCCCGTCCGCCTTCTCGGCAACGTAGGCCCACCCAAATACAAGATTTCGGTCTTCGTCTACCTTGGATATTTCGAAAACGTGCTCGAACTGTTCTACCATCTTCCTCACCCAGCCGTCGGCTGTCTTTTTCCACCCGCGCTTGACCGCAGCCCACGCCGATGCGAGCGCCCGATCCTCAGGCAACCCGCGGTCGAGCACCTGATTGGCAACACTCCTGAAAACATCTTGAGCTTCAGATGGCAGCGCCTGGCGGACCTCTGGCGGTAATTCACTGTTTCTCGTGAACGGCATTTCTTTCCTCCAGTATAGAGGACATGAGTCGGTCGATTTTCATCGCGATATCCTCAAGCAACCGATTCGCATCGGGTCGCCCTCCGTTATTGGCACCGCTCTGGTCATGCAAATCATCGATCCGACGTGACAGCGAGGCATGACGCTCCCCAGAGACCGATTCAATCAACCTCGCCCTTTCATCGGCCTGAGTCTTCGTCCATCTATCTCGTGATTTCAGATCAACGTGACGGTCAAAGAATTCGGTTCTCTCAGCCACCTGGGTTTCCAGCACAGATAGTCTTGCGTCCTGCTTATCGTTCCTGATCTCTGTTCTCGAATTCTCTAGCCTCAATTCTATAATATCCTCTTCTTTTTCGTTCTCTGCCTCCCTGTGCGCATGGTCCACAGCGTTTATGGTATCTAAAACCGACTTGAATTTTTCTGCCATCAACTCTGTCACCCATACGGGATGGCCATCATGATGTGCGGTTTGCTGTTTCTGGAGTGACTCCAGAGCGCGGCCTTGGTGACTCGTGATTAGGGTCATAATCGTCAGTAGAAAACCGCCGGCGACGATCAGAAGGGTGACGAAAGGCAGCATAGGCAGCCGGGTTTTTGTGTCTAGATTAGCTCGGATCTCATCAAGCTTTCCGAACAGCCGCTCCGTCTCGTGCCCAATCTTTCGGCCAAGAGCCTGGATGTCTTCGCGATGCTGGCGGGACTCCGATTCGAGCTGACCGACCTTCGCGGTCAGGACATGGATCTCTGTATCTGCCGCCCTTTGATGCTCTTCGGTCACCTAGATTCGCCAGCCATTCCCTTCCCGCCACAATACCGTCACAGCGAGTCCAGGCGGGATTTTCTTGTCACGCACAAGCTCTTTGTGGGCTGATTTCAGCTGCATGTAATAAGACGTGTGGGTTTGCTCGCCGCAAATCACGAGACCATTTCGGCGGGTGACGTAGCCGAACACGTATCGTTTCATGCCCTTGGTCGCATCAGGCCCGTGGCGCATCGACATTGCGGATGAGCCGGAGGTGCAATTCTCGGTCCAACATCAGTCCGGAATGGCTCGCCTAGCGCCACGCCGCCCTCGTTCAGCTTGGGGATAGCGCGACATATCGGACATAGCCGATCATCTGGAGTTACGATCCACTTGCGACGGATTGTCGCACGGTCCAGGAGCCCCTGCTCAGCGGCCTGGTCCCACGCCTCCTGCTGACCGGCGTTCGAGGCCCGGATCGTCTCTGTCCTGGCGATCGTCTTGGCCCGAGCATTGAGCAACCGAGTGTAGTACGCGTCGACGCGCTTCTCAACCACAGCCGGCCGAACCCCATCCCCCATGAGCTTTCGACGGAAGTTCCCTAGCGCGCGCGCTTGGCGGGCGTTTATCCCGATCATCTTGCGGATAGTGCGCGCCTGCTCGAAGGGATGCCCACCCCCCTCGAAAGCATCAACGATCACCTGGCGGATCCCGTCCAGCGTACCCGATACAATCCGGATGTCCTGGCCAAGACGATCGATCGAGACGGGAGAAATCAGATCGAGCTGATAGCGACGAAGCCAGTCGACGGATCGCTGATTCAGCAGGTTCAGGGACGCCTCAAGCCCGGCGGTGCGGCCACGCCGCCCCGAAGCCCCCCCGGCGGCCCTGGGCGGCTGGCCCGGCGGCCGTGGTGGGGCCGGGAGCTGATTTATCGTCGCCCGAGCCGAATCCTCGAAGACCCGACGGAGCATTTCCGCCATAGGCTCAAGCGATTTCGCCGACTTGGCTCCGATATCCAGTACAGTCATAACGCCCTCGACGGATCGCCGCTCAACCGCGGCACGTATCTCTGCCAGGGTCGGCGGATGCCCCTTAGCCGCCTTCACGGCCGCTATGAATGCACGACGGACATCAGGGGCCAACGCATCGGCAATTCGGTGGAGCTCCCGGTAGAATTCCCGAAGCGTTGGGTCGCGCTTGGCTACAGTCGATAAATGGGGCGCGCGCCTAGGATCGCGGGGTGGTCTGGCGATGGCTCGAAACGCAAGTCCCATGCTACCGCACAGCCGTGCCTGCGGGAGCAGTGGACGTAGGGACGCGGCGATCGCTCACCCCCAACAGCGTCACCGGTGCCGAAGCCATCGAATCGGGCAGTCCGCCAGGACAACCGGTCCCGGCCAGGAAAGCACACGCGGCGAGCGCGGGGTATCTCATAGCTCTTGGTCCTCATCCATCTCCGTATCCTCTGATACCGGCGGTGTTGGCGTTTCATCATCGTCCTCGCCCTCCGCGCGCTCTGGAAGCCCTGCCTTCGAGCGGAGAGCGTTCTCCAGCTCGTCATCGGGGAAGAGCGACGCCCCGGCGCCGGCCAACTTGCTAACGTACTCACCAAGCTCACCAAGATCCACATGCTCGACGCCGGCATGAGAGAGCGTTGGCAGTGACTCCACATCCATCCCGTTAAGCGCCAATAGTCGCGGGATGGCGTGGCGGTTCATGACCGATCCAATCTCGTCAAGCCACGCGTCGATAGCGGAAGCAAAGAGCGCTGACTTGTCCGATGAGAGAGAGAAACTGCCCACCTTCTCATGCCCAAGCAGGATGAAGTCGGCCAGCGCCGTCATGGCGATACGCTGGTCATAACGCCCGATCGTGCCGTTCGTATCGTCACGCCTTGCGCCTGGAGACAAGAGATCCAGTTCATACAGCCTGTTGCCGTTCACATCTCGGTCACCCGGGAAAATTACGCCTTCCTGCTCGTCGCGGCGGACATTGCGCAGGATGTCCTGTATAGCCTGGAATACCTGCCTCTCCTCGGCCGCAGCTGACGAGCTCATTATCCGGCCGGGAACGTACGCCAAGGGGAGACCAGCAAGATTTCGCTCAATCCCGATTGCCTCGATTTCCTCCAGCCGCTTCTTGAAGTACCACGGCCTGAACGCGTTTCGAAGTATGGATCGCCCTTCCGGATTTCCCTTATGATGAGTCGTCCGGAAGAGCAGAGAACGCCCTATCGGGATCTCAATGAGAGCCGACGCTCTATTCGGGTCGCGCTGCCACGCAGACTCAACGCCGCCATCGTCGTCGTCAAAACTCCATCTCTCGATCGTGTTCTGGGCGCGGATTGGCAGCTTTCTCCACCCAAGAGCCCCGTCATTGAAGCGACTGCGACGGCTGGGATCCCGGTTCGGCCCATTGCGGATCTTGTACACCGTCTCGTGGTACGAGAAACCCTGCGGCAGGAAAGAGAGCACCTCGGAAACGGTAGCCTCCCACGACGTCGACATGTCGTCTAGAGCACCCTCGACAAATTCAGCCACTTCGATGTCTGTTGCCTCGGAAGTCGCGGGCTGAACCCACCACCTAACGCCGCGGATAAGCATGTCAACGGCGAAAAGGAGCGCTCCGATGACTGGATCATTGTCGCGCATCTCGGCATAGACCTTCTGCCGCTGCCGCGGCATCCTGAGCTGCCTGAGCCATTCCTCGTAAATGCGCCCCGCGCGGTGCTCAAGCCCTGTGACGCCGAGTTCCGTCAGGTCCTGCTTCGTCGTCCTCGCCACCTACATCCCCTTGTAATACCCGCCGCCACCGATGCCGACGGGTGCAGCCTCGATCACCGGCTCTGACGTGAGCTGATGAAACGCACCGCTGTCCGCGTCGACGATATCTGAATGCCCTTTGTCCGTCCCGTCAAAATTCTCGTGCTCCGTCAAAAAGCCGTCATTCCAGTCGCCTCGCAGCACGAGAATATTCCCCTGCTCTGCCTGGGCAGACAGCGGGTTTGCTCGCCGGCCCTTTGACTCTCGGACGGGATTGGGGCGTACGTCGTAGCCCGCAAGCAGACGCATGTAACGGCTCGCTTGGGCCTTGCCAGCCTGCCCTGGATCCTGATCGAAGCCGATTAACACTCCTCGCCCATCCTGGCTGGCCGTATTCACCACAAGGGTCTCTACACCGCTTGGCGTCTCCCGTTCGTGCCCGGCGTCCTCGACCAGATACAGCCCATTCTCCAACTGGCTCATCTTCACGTGTCCAGTCCATGACGGGTCTCGTCCCTTCTGAATCGCCTCGGCCTCTGAGGTCGCAGCGAAGTCATAGTACCTAACCGTTTTTATGGGCCTGGACGGCGAGCCGGCGACAACCGGAAACCATGAACGCTTGAAAATCTTCCCCGCCGATGGGCGGATCTTCCAGTTCCCGCCACGCTTCCCCTCGCCGAGGAGCCGCATACGGTCGATGTGACTCATCGCCTTCAGGTTTCCGATGTAGGCGGGATTCTTCCTGATGTTGATCGGATTGTCGTAGACCGTCGAGGGTACGAAAGTGACGGACTTAACGTCTGAGGGCTCGTCGACGCCGGCGGCAAGGTGCGCCTCCCGCGTGTCTTCCCAGATGATATTGTCTCCATCGCGGATGAAATACCGGATGACCCCAGACCGCTCCGGGATAGCCCAGCCATCATCATCGATCCACCAGGACAGGAACGTGGCGAGGAATGAGTCCGGATCAGGGTTGCAAGTCGCGCGGACATAGCTTGAGACAGAGATCGGCGAACGTGCTCGGGAGAGCAGGTAGAAGAACTGGCCTGCGCTAAAGTGCTCAAGCTGGTCAAAGCCGATGAATGTTACCTGAGCTCCGTCCCAGTTGTATTTGTCCGTCTCTCGCTCCAAGTGACCGAATCTCATCACTGCCCCTGATGGGAAGATCCATTCCAGAGTGGATGGGCGAGGCTTCCCGGCGACATTACTCAGCGGGTAGACTTCGAACGACTCATCCCACAGCGCACCGGGGTACCTGATCTGCTCCGTTGTCCGCCTGAAGATCACGCCGCGGTAAAGCGGCTTATGTACGTATCGAGTGGACTCCATAAGCAAGGCAAAAGTCTTTCCGCCGCCCGCACCGCCGCCACCTATCGCGATGTTGGCTCTGGATGCGCAGAAAGACTCCTGAGGGCCAGGCTGCGGTGCAAGCCTAATCCTCTTCGCCCTCGCCATCGCCCATACCGTTATCAGGAAGATACACCTGGACCTGCAGTGGCATTTCCCCTTCGTGCTTGAGTTCAGACTTGTCCGCTAACCCAAGGTCCCTTGCGATAATGTTTGGATTCAGCAATTCAGCCGCCGCTCCTGAGAACTTCTGCTCTCGAATAATCCTGTCCACGCGCGCGGCGACCTCTCGCAAATCATCTCGGCCTCGATACCTATGCCACGTGTCAAGTCCGATATCCAGGAAGTGCGTAAGGCCGTCCAAGGTCATGGCTCGCATCTTTGGGATGTCTTCAAGCACCACTATTCCCTGGTGATGGAAAGGCCGCGTTTCTAAAAGAGGGTTTTCGGCTATCCAGTCGAAGTACTCGACGCAACCGTTCCACAAGTCCTCCGGATTCTCGAACTTCGGCTTAGGCCCATGCGAGCTGCGCGCCATCCAGAACTTATTGCCTTTAGGTGCGGCCATCACTGAGCCTTGCGCGTCGGCTTCGGCTCTGCCTGCTTTTCCAGTTCGAGCGCCCATTTTCGCGCGCCGTCAAAGGTCATGCCGTACCTGTCGGAATCAGAGCTAGACTTCTTTTCTGCCTGCCTCTCTCTCTCCTTGGCCTGCTTTTGTGCTTGCCAATAAGTCATGCCGCTCTTCTGCCAATATTCCAAGCCGCCCTCATGCCAATATGCCAGGCCGCTCTCCTGAAAATGCCAATACTCCAGCGTGCTCATGCGTCGCCTCGCGGGCCAAACGCTTGCGGGTCAATCATAATCATCAAAACGCCAGACTCCTATTCGTCGCAGCCACCGATAACTTTAGAAATATACATATGTTGGACGCTCATACCACAAGTCTAACGCAAATCGCCCGCATATGCGTACAAAATCGGGAGGCTCGCAAGGCCTAGCCGATGCTTAGCAGCGGCTAGGTTACGCCACCGTGCACCAGTCGCTAATTACGTGTTGACATTATTTAATTACGTGTTTACAATATACCCAGAGATTGAGGAAACACACACCGGAGACGAAACGATGAGAGCACACAAGATAAACCCCACGCTTATTCGCATCACCTCCAACGGCGACACCATCGGCCATGCTACGTGCGAAGAATTTCGAAAGGCCCTTAATTCGCGGAACGATTTCATTGCGAACCTAATCGAGCGCTTCAACGCAGAAAAAGAAAGACAGGAGAGCCCGAAAGAGCGCTGCAGGTAATCCAGCTAGCGAATGGCGAGACGATTTAGGCGCGAACCGGAAAAATCTGCCAAAACACGGTAGGGAATAGCCAGGTTCGATTCCTGGCCGCGCCACCACAACACCCACCGCGGGGCGCCAGCCCCGCTCACCGGGAGAGAAACGATGAACGCAATTGACACGAAACTCGTAGAGACGTATTTGACGGCTGGCTCAGGATGGGATTTGGACCTGCACAAGGACGGGCGTTTCGAGATATCCCAGCATGGCACATGGGATCCCGATGCAGACATAGTGGCTTCGGTACGGTGCTGCGATGTCGGGAATATCGACTCTGAGTTCTTCACAGAAGGCTTCGTGATGTGGGACGAAGATATGGGCGAATATGTGGAGATCGAGAGCGGGCAGACTGTCGGCTCGCTGAAGGAAGTGATAGCCGAGTGCTGCGCTGCTGGCGACGTCACCAGATTTGAGGATGAGTTAGCCGATAAATTCAATAACGATCAGCGCGAACCCTAACAACCACCGTGGGGCGCAAGCCCCGCTTACCGTGAGGTAGACAATGACCTACGCAAAATTCCCTTGGACTATCGCCCCGGACTGGACTGTCAACGCGCTATACGCAGTGACCGGGAACCGAGCCCTGCTGAGTCTTCAGCTCAGGGATTCCTACGTGACGGCCTGATTACCGGGAGAGAGAAGATGAAGCTACGCTACGAAAACCGATTCAACGCGCTAGGGTACAGCCTCAGTAAATTCAACAGCACCGACACAAGGGCGAACGACAGCGACGAAACCCCTTTCCACTACTACGCCGCACAGGGTGGGCGGCTGGTCGAGCGATTCCACTCCCTTGCTGACGCTCGCGACTGGATTGAGTGCCGAGAGAGCCTAAACGACTTAAGCGCATAACACCCACTGCGGGGCGCAAGCCCCGCTTAGGAGAAAACACGTGACCGCCAACACCCCGTCAGCCACGTTCCCGCGAAAACGCGGGCGTGGTCGTCCGTCACTCCACGGCACGCCGATGCAGCACGTCCACGTCAGGCTTGATACTGAAACCATCGCCGCAGCTAAGGCACTCGGAAATGGTTGCGTGTCAGAAGGGATTCGGCGCGGCATGCGTATCGCGTCGGCTAGCAGGCCCGTATAGCTCCGCGTACTGCCGGACGAGATCGCGCACGTTCTCGTTCGGGGTCACGCACTGGAAGCCAAGCTCATAAAGGCTGAACCAAAGATCGCTGCACTCCTCACACAGCCAGTGGCTGGCTAAGACGATCGCCTCATCGTCGCCTTCATGCATGATAAGCTCATTCGCCCGCCCTCCTGATTAATTCTCCACGGCCACAATAGCCCGCCCTATCGCCGCCACAATCTGAGGCACTACAGCATTGCCAAAAGCCTTCAGTCGCTGACGTCGGTCCATCCCGCAGGGTAGCCCATCATCCACTCTACGAAGCACGGGCTCAGGCGCCCGGTCCCAGGACCATTGTTCTCGTCCTGCTGCAAGGCGATGACGTCCTCCAGTCTGCTGCCATCTTTGATGTTCTCTGGAATTCTTAGCGGCGCGTGCATGGCTTCTGAAGCTCTCGGCGTCGGCAGCATTTTCCCAACCACCTCGCTTAATGGCCGACTGTTCTTCTCGTGCGTCGCCTCGCCGGCCTGCGTGCTCTTCCAGTCCCTGGCCGTCGGCGTGGGCAGCATCCGCCCATTCGGATCGCCCCACCGCACCATCCTGTCCAGCGGAGTCGTCCCCGGCGCGTTGCTGTCTCGGTGGCTGTACGCTTGCGGAGTTGGGAGCATCCACTTCACAGCATCGTTTATCGTGATGCTCCGCTTTGCCCCGCTCGGCCGTTCCTTCCCGTCCGGATTCTGCCCGCCCTTGTTCCTGCCGTAAGTGGTGGCTGATGGGGTTGGGAGCATGTTCCAGAAATCCCCACGCCTCTTGGTCGCCCTCCGACTGTTGCTTCCCCCGTCCATGCCTCCCGTCGAGGGTGTTTGCAACAATCCAAACCCGCTGTCGTCTATGGGGAGCTCCGGCATGGACAGCACCCACCACCAGCGACCAAGCGGCGTAACCCGCTCCTGCCAAGTCAGCGAGCACCCGGTCAGCGCCGAGAGTTCTAAGCCCAGGGACATTCTCAATAATTGCCCAACTGGGTCGAACTTCAGTGATAATTCTGAAAAGCTCGGCCCACAGGCCGCTGCGCTCACCAGACAGACCGGTGCGGGCACCTGCGAGGGAGATGTCTTGGCAGGGAAATCCTCCGGTGAGGATGTCAACTCGTCCAACTCCGTCTGTAGCCAATCGCTTTGCTCCAACATCTCTCACGTCCTCGTAACAAGGAACATCAGGCCAATGCTTCGCCAGCACGCGCTGCGGGAATTCTTCAATCTCACAGAACGCCACCGTTCGGAAATGACCTGTTGACTCAAGCCCTAGCGCAAACCCGCCGATCCCGCTGAAAAGGTCGAGATGACGAAACACTCTATTCTCCCGCCCTCCTAACCTTCACGTCTTCCGGCGCCGCGTGATGCCGTAGGGCTAGTTCGTCCACAGCTAACTCTTGCGTCTCCAGACCTTCGCCGCATATCGTACCGCGCGCCTTGCGCTTGCCATCCGCGTCACACGCGGTGTAGTGCCAAGCTTCGTGCGTCATCAGATTTCTCCTCCCGAGTCCAGCCAAGCGTTGAAGGCTTCGTCTCCCATGGCCTCGCATAAAGCATCGGTCAACGTGTCGGACAGTTCATCCCAGCCAATCGAGTCAGCACCCATCACGTGTTTCTTGTACGCCGCCATTAGGGCGGACATCACTTGCGCCTGCGCATGCTCAGGGATAATCATTTTCCAACCCAGTCTACCTGCGGACTATCCGACCGTGGCTTCGCTCCTAGCTGTTTTTTGATTTCGCTTAGCCACACCTTGTAAGGCCACAGCGCTCTCTCGCCGAACGGATAAGCTTTCCGCAATTCCGCGCGCAACCGCTTGTCGTCTTTACGCCCAACCCTCAGTATCACGTCTCGAATGATTGGAGCTGCTTTGTCGCGCCAAGTGTTATCGCTCATACAAAAAACCCCTTGCTCGTTTTGCCACAGCATGGCACCGACCACGGGATTGGATCTTTCACCGCCACACGTTCCTTGAGGGATGCTGCCTCGTCCACGCCGCGCCACTCAATCTTCCCCATGGACTTGAGACGCGATAGAACCTTGAGTGCGCCATCTTTGCCTATGCCGAAGTTTTGGCCGACCCTGAACGGCGTCATAGGCCCAAACTCAAGCAGCTTCAAAAGCAGCTCGTCGACTTCAGGGTGCTTCGGTGGTGGCTTAGTAGGCATTGTGCAGCACCCCGCATTCGCGTATCTGTTCTGCGCTTGCCTCGCATACGCCGTTATCACACAGCAGCGTCATCTTCTTAGGCTGGCTCCACCCTGACTTGAGCTTTACGCCGGACTGCAAGCCAATGATTAGGTAGACCCCATCGCCGTCAAGCTCCATGCGGTCATCGTCATTGATAAACTGAACCGCGTCGTTTAGCCGATATTTTTTTATGTCGTGGCAATCAGGCATTGCGCGTTACCTTTTCAAAGTCCAAGCTAGACTGCCGCCTGGCAAAATCAAGATGTGACACATTTCTGCTATACATGCTCGCACTCGTGCCGTCGAAGCTATGTACGCCGAAACCGCTGCAATAACGAATCCTTCGCATTGTGTTCACTCGCCCCACATGGATATAAGTCCCATTGTCATGTGCCAGCTTCGCCCACAATGGCAGAGTGTCGAGTTTGAAATCCGTCGTCCCGCCGACGAATATCCCGGTACGTTTTCCAATGAAGGGCTCCACATGCTCCGGTTTCATTCCATCTTGAACGGCCAGTAGTAGCAATTCCGCCCCGCCCTCAAGGCGCTCGATCCACTCAAGCGAGAACTCAAGTGACTTAAGGCCGGCCGCGACAATATCGGGGATGACGATAAAGTCGGACCGGTCGCCAAGCTTCTCGACGGCTTGCAAAAATGCCTTCTCATCGAATGAGCCACCCTGACAATACGCCGACCAAGCCCCATTATCCAGCGCATAGGGGAATCCCTCCGTTCTAGTACAGGCTGGCGTCACCATTAGCCGCCAGCCATGATTTCGCAATTCATCAAGATTTCTTTTAGTCCCAGTTCGCGACGCATATGCGATCATGTCCGCACCTCCTTCATTCCTTCCCGCTCCCCTGCCACCGACACGCCCTGGGACGGACGGGCGGCTGTAGGACTCCTTGATCGGTCATGGTGGCGTCGACAATCAAGCGACGCCCTGTGTCGAAAATCTGGGCCGTCCTTCGCATGGCCAGGTACTTCATCACAATCACGCTATCTTCCTTGCTCTTGTCTTTGGGCATGTAATGTTTCATTTTGCTACCTCTTGGGCTGGCTATTGTTCATCTTCATCTTCATCCTCCCAGCCTGCCATATCATCACACCGGCAAGCCATATCGTCACACATACCGCCCTGCAATACCCCGCCGCATGGTTTGTCACCGCAAATCGGGCAACACCGGCAGTATTTCGTCCATCGCTGCGCGACTTCCATCATCTCTTCGAAGTACTGGCGCTCGTCCTCAGTCATGACCTTCTTCCGATTGAAAATCTGCCAGCCAGTCCTCGAAACACTCGTCGTCATCACGGCAGCCAAAATTAAACACACCCTCTACTGTGTCTTCGTGCCCTCTTGAGTAGGCATACTGGAATGCAGCCAGCATCAATCTTTTCTCTCTTTCTGTTATCATGACTGATTTTCCTCAGCGCGCAAATTCAATACCCTCCAAACGACGAACGCGTGACATTTTGCACACTCGGTCCCAGTGATTTCTGACCAAGCGTTGCCTGGCGCATTCACACGGAGACGAAATTCCTGCCCATTGCATTCAGGACAGGCGGCGAAATAATCATGCAGATCGACTACGTTATCACCCTTCATTCCGATCTCCTCCAAGCCTTCTGAAACGGCCGGGTGCCCTTGTCTACGTGTCGCAATGTCACCCGATAATGACAGCGCCCGAATTCCGCCGTCATGTCAGTAAGCCACTCGGCAAGCTCAGGATGATGCGCTTGTAAGTACTGTACATCTTGCTGACTACGTCGCTTTCGTTCAGGGATCGCGCGGATCCTCTCCTCTAGATCCGCTCGGGTAACCAATTCGCCGGCCTTTCGCCTTCTCTCCATTGCCTTAGCTCCTCTTGGAACCGCTCAGGCGGTTCCACTTCCATCGGCCCAACCCAGGAACCCTGACACAGGACGCACGTCCCCTGCTCGGTCTCTCGTGTCGCGACTGATGGCTTTTCGTGTTTCCTCACCGATAACTCCTACGCATGCTGACGCGGGCAGCAGCCCGCGCTTGATGGCGCTCAATGCCCCGGACTCGCGCCGCGCAGCATCGTAGCCGAGAGAGAGTCGCCAGGCTGGCCGGCGCTTCCCGGCCGCTTTGGCTGCCTCCATATGCCGGCCGTAAGAGCCCTCGTAGGCCCTACGGGCGCCGATCACGTCGCCGGACTCGTACAGGTCCTTCGCCGATGCCCACGCCGCCAGCGTCTCATCACAGACCGCACCAGTGTCTCTCTCGTCCGCTGGGTAGGTCGACCAAGCTTCGGCCGGCGTCGGCCACTGGGACGGGTCAAGGATGTCGACCACATCACTCGGGCTCGGTAGATAGGCGCTGGTGCGCATGACCTGCCCGAGGGCTACCCGGATGTCTTCAATCTCGTAAGGCTCCAGGATGGCATACCACATGCGGTTCGCACTCGGCGTGGCCTCTTTGCCCTTGATCTCATAGACCTGCCTCATGAGATCTGCGAACTTCCGCTTGTCAGTGTTTTTCATACTCACCCTCGTATGTATTGCCCGCGCCATCGTTTATCCAGTCCTCAATGGCTTGCTGGTTGGCTTGCTTGCGGTCGAGCCGTGCCGGCGGATCCCAAGCCTGAGTGAATTTCAGTGGATCGGCTGGCCCAAGGAACGTCGACAGCATGCAGACTGTTTCCGTACCGATTTTGTCGGTTTTTTCGCAGAAGGCTCGATACCGCTGGACCCCGGCTTGCATGGACTCTGGATCATGCCCCTCCTTCCGCCTGGCGTTCCATGCTCGATAGGCCCGTTTCTTGTCGTCGGAGCCCGCCCTCTTCGGCCTGGCCTCCCAGCATCGCACGAAGGCGTCCGGATACTGATTGTCGCCTGTGGATAACTTGCGTGTCGTCGCATTCGCGCTCCTGCGCGTTTGCGACTTTACAGATCTACCCAAGGTGGTTTTACTCTCGGAGTAAGAAGTCTCCAGAGGAGAAAGAGAAGAACTAAGATCAGAGTCAGAGTCAGAGTCAGAGTCCCCGCCACTTTCGCGATCAGTTTGGTTTTGCGTAAGCCTTTGT